TAGCGCGATAGGTTCGTTGAATGGAACTGGATCATTGTTTCCATTCGACGGCACTGTATCAGAATTGATTTCGTTACCCTCCGTCATCTCCACCACCGACCGCCAACTTCTTGAGGGCTACCTCGCATGGAAATGGGGTCTCGAAGCCAGCCTGCCTGCCGGTCATCCGTTCCGCAACACCCCGCCAACGGTCTAAGCAATGAGATACCGCATCTTCAGCACCGAAGCCGAGGCCATCGCAGCCGAAGCCGCGATCAGCGAAGCACTCGGCTACGCCGTGCCCGGCACCAACGCCGCGACCGGCGAGATCGTGCATGACGTCCTCACCGTGCGCTGGGCGGTGCCCGTGCAGATTAGCGACGGCCGCTGGGTGTTCCAGAGCCCGGACGACGAGGGCGTCGAGGCCGAGCCCGATTGGTGGCCTGTCGCCGACGCGGAGATCGCGGACACGACCGCGACGCTATCGGCCCTGCGCGCGCTATGAGCCTACTCCTCCTATTCAATCAGCCGAGCGGCGGAACGCGGCGCATTTATGTGAAGCGCGGCGGCGCGTGGACGTCCACCCTCACGCCGCGCGTTCGCCACAACGGCGCATGGGCGACCCCGGCCGCTGTCTGGTATCGGGTCAACGGCGCGTGGACGCAGGTTTGGAGTAGCTGATGAGCGTCGCCGCCTTGATCCTTGCCATGCAGGCCGCCCGACAGGGGCGCCAAGGCCAGCAGGCAGACACCGAAGCCGTCCAGAAGCTGGTCGAACAGGTCACCGCCTTGGCCGATCGTCCGGGGCGCGACGGGAGAGACGGCCGGGACGGCGCGAGCATCGATCGCGCGGTGGTGCGGGACGGGCGGCTTGTCCTCACGCGGTCCACGGGCGACGATATCGACGTGGGGCCTGTCACCGGGCCGAAGGGTGATCGAGGGGAGCCGGGGCCGAAGGGCGAAAGCATCGTCGGGCCGGCTGGCCCTGCCGGTCGCGATGGGCGGGACGGCGAGGATGGCGTCGGCATCGCCACCGTCGAGCGGGTCAAGGATAGCATCGTCCTCACCTTGGACGACGGGCGCACGGTGGACTTGGGGTCGTTTCGTGGACCTGCCGGGCCTTCCGGCCCCCGAGGTCCGACGGGCACGGCAGGAACGGCAGGAACGGGCGGCGGCGCGGCGATCACCGTGCAGGACGATGGCGTCACCCTCACCACCGAAGCCACAAGCCTTAACTTCACCGGGGCGGGCGTCACGGCCACAAACTCTGGCGGCGCGGTATCGGTTAACATCCCGAGCGGCGGCGCCCCACTAGCCTATGTCGCGCTTAAGCGCGTGACGCCGCCGGGGTCCGATATCTTCATCCATGGCGTGAACACCGACATTCCATGGGACACGGAAGACGCCGACGCATCGGCCTTGTGGTCGTCGGGCGCGGAGATCGCAATCCCCGATACCGCAGTGACGATGGATGCCTATGCCGCCATCGCGACGAATGACGCGCTCTCGTCCGGTGCCACGTTGGCCGTGCTGGGGATCGACATCCAAGCGTCGGGCGGGGCCAGCCTGCGGATCATCTACGCGCCCTACAGCGGAACGAACATCGGCGGGGTCTCGGCTGTCGGCGTCTACCTGCCCAGCGGGACCGGCCGGAAGCTAGTGTTCACCGCCCAGAACATTTCCGGTGTGAACCGGAACTTCATTGCGGGCGGCGCGGGCGTCACCGACCTGTACAACCATTGCGCGGCGAGGTTCTACGCATGACGGCGGAAGAGGTTGCGGCCTTTGCAGCGCACCTTGCTGGCCTTGGTGTGTCGTCTCTAGACATTCGGTGGACGCCACATGACGACGGAGCCGGTCGAATGGCGGTGCGCGGGTGGGCCGCATCGGCGTTTGATGCCGAGTTGACCGCATGGAGGGCGGCGCGGTGAACCTCTACGACACGGACCAAGGGCGTTTCCTCACGCTTCCCGACCCGTTTTTCGACGAGTTGCTTGGGGTGCATCGGGAGTATTGCCCGGCGCTGCTGACGTTCTGCCGGTCGGTGCTGAAGGAGGGCGACATCGTCCTCGACATCGGCGCGAACATCGGCGCGGTGGCCGTGCCCTTGGCTGGAATGGTCGGCAAGTCGGGGCATGTCATCGCGGTAGAGCCTCAGCCGTTGGTTTCGCGGGTGCTGAATGCGAACCTCGCGATCAACGGCCGATGGAACGCCACGGTAATGAATGCGGCAATGGGCGACAGGATGGGCACGGTGACGGTGCCGATCCTTGATCCCGAGAAGCCCAACAACTACGGCGGGCTTGGGCTTGACGATTTTCGGGGTGGGGCGGCGGTCCCCATGGTCACCGTGGACAGCCTAGCGCTTCGACGTTTGGACCTGATGAAAATCGACGTCGAGGGGCATGAAATGACCGTGATTGAAGGCGCGGGGGATACGCTCGCGCGGTGCCGGCCGGTGGTCATCGCGGAAGCTGAAATCGGCACGCTGGCCGATGATTTGGTCGCATGGGCACCGGGGCACGGCTACCGGCCGCACTGGCTCACGACGCAGTACACGACCCGCGCGACCGAGGGTATTTGGCGGGATTGTGTGTCGATTGACATGGTGCTATGGCCGGAAGAGACCGGGGAGATTGACCTGCCGCGCGCGGTGACGTCGGATTGGCGCGGCGAAGTCATGGCGTGGCAAGCGGCGGCATAGTAGACGCGCTTGACTGTTTGTGTTAGCGTCGAATCAGAGAATGCGGTTTTGCGACGATGGCTCCCATTTGGGGGCCATTTCCATGTGAGGGTGTCCCCATGCCGAAGTCTGCCGCGTGGCAACGCAGCGAGGGCAAGGCGAAGTCCGGGGGGCTAAACGAAAAGGGCCGGCGCAGCTACGAGCGCGAGAACCCTGGCTCCGATCTTAAGGCCCCGGTGAAGTCGGGCGACAATCCCCGGCGCGCTTCGTTTCTGGCGCGGATGGGCAACATGCCCGGACCCGAGCGGGACGATAAGGGCGAGCCGACGCGGCTGTTGAAGTCGCTCAATGCGTGGGGCGCCAATTCCAAGGCCGATGCGCGGGCGAAGGCTGCATCGATCAGCAGGCGCAACGAGGGCAAGAAGTGAAGGATTACCGCAGGGGCGGAAAGGTCAAGGGGCCGGGCACGGGAACCAGCGACAGCGTTCCTGCAAGGCTATCGAAGGGCGAGTTCGTGACGACCGCCAAGGCAACACGCGAAATCGGCGCTGATAAACTTCGGCGTCAGATGACAGCGGCCGAGCGCCGCGCAGACCGGAAGGAACCGAAGCGATGATGACTTGTGCGTCCTGCCCGAACCCCGCAGCCTGTAAGAAGGCCGGCGTGTGCATGAAGAAGGCTGCTGGCTACAAGAAGGGCGGCATGGTGAAGAAGCCGACCAAGGGCGGCAAGAAGTAAGCATGACCGACCCCACCGTGCAGATGATGGCGCGGGCGCGTCTCGGGTCGGATTTGGAGGTGTTCAAGAATACTGAGCCCTACAAGTTCCTCATGGCGTGCGCCCGCCAGCGGTACGATGCGGCGGTCGAAGAGTTGATTGATGCGAACCCCGCCGACGTGGGCGCCATTGCGCAGGCGCAAGCGGATGCGCGGGTGTTCCTGAGCCTTCAGTCGTGGATTGACGGGGCGATACAGGACGGCGGGATCGCGCACCGGGAGCTTCGGGCGCGGGATTACACGGAATGAACGCCCACCTAGCCGCGCACCGTGCCGCGCTGGACAAGCTGGACGCGGTAATCCCCTCGGTCAAGGCGCTGGCGGCCGACTGCATCGCGAGCATCAAGGCCGGGGGTAAAATCCTCTTGTTCGGAAACGGCGGGAGTGCGGCGGATGCCCAGCATTGGGCAGCGGAACTGACGGGGCGGTATCGGCGCGAGCGCATTGCCTTGCCGGCTATCGCCTTGACCACGGACACGTCGGCGCTGACGGCCATCGGGAACGACTACGGGTTCGACGTCGTGTTTGGTCGCCAGATTGAGGCCATCGCAAAGCCGCAGGATGTGGCGATCGGCATCTCGACGTCAGGCAAGAGCGAGAACATTTTCTATGCGCTCTATCACGCACACGGGCTTGGCCTTAAGGCGTGGATGGTCACGGGGCAGAACTGCCCTGACAACGGCCCGTTCAACCGCATCCGCGCTCCCGGCGACAGCACGGCGACGATCCAAGAGATGCACGCGATCATCGGCCACGTGCTTTGCGGCATGATCGAAGACGCTTTTGCGGAGTGACCCATGGGACCAGGGACGGGCAGAAGCGGCGGGCCTCGCGCCACGCCGGCCGATACGCTTCGCGCCTTGGCGGGGGACATTTCGGAGTACCTTGGGCCTGATGCCCTAACAGCCATTGCGCGCGGTCTAGTCGAGGATGCGCCGGGATGGGAATACGCCGACGTTCTCCCGCGCGCGGTTAATCGCGAGACGGGCGAGCGGTCGTGGGCGGTGCCCGGCATGGCGCGTGACGTCGCCAAGGGGCTTTGGGAGTTGATGCAAGGCCCGTATATGGAGCCGGGTCAGAACCTCTCCCCGGAAGCCGTGCTTTCGCTTCCGGCGCTGGCGGTTCCGGCGGGTGCGGCGCTGGCCCCCAAAGGTGCGATCGGCATGTTCGCTGGGCGCAACGCGAAGACCGCCGATCTGGCGGCGCTTCAGCGTGCCGAGGACATGGCGGCGGGCGGAGCGGACAACGAAGCCATCCGCGCCGCAACGGGCTGGTTCAAGGGGCCTGACGAGAAGTGGCGGTTTGAGATACCGGACAACGCGGCCCGAATGACCGGCATGTCGGATTTTCCGGCTTCTCTGGTCATGGAGCACGATGACCTGTTTCGTGCGTATCCCGAACTGCGGGACATGCCGGTTGAGAGCGGCAGGCCGCCCGGCGGCGGGCGCGGCGCCTATGACGACGGGCGGAAGACGATCACGCTCGCGCCTGACATGGACGACCCGCAAGCGCGGGTGACGATGCTTCACGAACTGCAGCACGCGATCCAGTCTCGCGAAGGATTTGCGCCGGGGAGCAGCCCCACGAAAGCGGTGATGGGCGAGTCCCGGCCGCACTTCATGCGCCTCTACAACGAGCGTCTGAACGCGATCACGACTCCGGGGACGTTGGAAGACTTCGCGAAGCAAGCAGGGTTCGACAATCTGGACGAAGCGCGCCCGTTCTACGACGAATACGTCAAGTCTGTGGAGGACATGCGCCGCAAGGGCGTCCCGCCTCACATTGACCGAATGGCGCAAGAGACGGCGCAGGATCAGACTTACAAGCGCACGGCCGGCGAGGTCGAAGCCCGCGACGTCCAGTCCCGCGCCGATTTCGCGCCTGATCAGCGCGCGGCCACGGCCCCGTACACTTCGCAGGGCATCGCACCCGAGGACATGATCGTCCTCAACAGGGGCGGGGGCGTGCAGGCGAGTGCGGAGCCCAAGCGATACGAGTATTCCATGCGCTACCGCAAGCCCGGCGCCGCGACCTTGCCGCCGGGAGCGGTTGAGTACCTTCCGCCGTCCGAGGGGCGCCCATTCGGCGGCGCCATTTACGACAAGCCCTTGTCGCTCGACGACCTTCGGTCCTTTGAGATGGAGCCGCTTGACCCAGCGCACCCGTGGAACGTCAGGAAGGCGTTTGAGGGGTGGAAGGACACGTTCACCCAGAAGTTTATGGACCAAGGCGAAACGTACCGCATCGGCAAGGAATACGCGGTTACGCCAAGCACGGTTCCCGGCGCAACGTGGCAGTTCACGATGTTCGGGTCTGACGGCCTGCCACGCGGCCATGTTGACGTGGACGATTTTGACGAACTAACGCGGCTGGTGTGGGGCGCCGAAAACAAGGCGCCCTCCCGGTAGGCCGCCGCGCAACTAAGCGCAGCTAACTGACACTAACCCGCCCCGCGCCGGAAACCTGAGTTCCGGCAACGGGTTGGCACGCCCCAATAAGCGGCCTTGGGCAAGCCGCCGAGCAGCGTCGGACGACGCCGCACTTCCCATGATGGAGCCTCACTTGACTGATCAGGACGCCACCCTCAACGAGGGCGCGTCGGTACAGTTCAATGCCGACCCGCCGCCGACCATCGACCTCAACGCCGACGACACGCCGCCGGTCGTATCCGACAAGCCCGAACTGACGGGCCGGGATGCGGTGGAGGAAGCCGCCGCCCGGAAGTCCAGGGACGCGCAGGACCGCAAGCTACGCGCCGCGCAGGGCATTGCGGAGCCGTCGAACGACGACGACGGGGACGATGACGGGAGCCCGCCGGCCGCACCTGATGCGCAGGCCCCAGCCGATCAGCCCCGCGACCGGGAAGGCAAGTTCGCCGCGAAGAACGTGGCCGACGACACCAAGATCCGCGTCAAGGTCAACGGCGAGGAGCGCGAGGTCACCGTCGAGGAGCTTCGGCGGAACTACCAGATCGAACAAGCCGCCCGGCAGCGGATGCAGTCCGCATCCGACATGCAGCGGCAAGCGGCGGCAATGCTAGAGACGGCCCGACAGGAAGCCGCTCGCATCGCCAACGCGAACCAGACGTCCCCCGGCGGAAAGCCCGTACAGGCCGATACCGGGGACGACGAGGTGGACAAGCTGGCCGAGGCGCTCGCCTACGGCAGCAAGGACACCATTAAGGACGCGCTCGGCAAGGCGCTTCGTGGACAGGGCGGTACGCAGCAGGCACCCGCCCTTACCCCTGATGTTGTTCAAGCCGAGATTGACCGACGGATGCGCGCATGGCAGGTCGCATCCGAAGCGCAGACGGACCTACGCACCTTTGCCGAACGTCATCCCGAGATTGCCAAGGACGACGACCTTCAGGTTCTGGTCGCCCAGCGGGCCCAGCGCATGATGCTGGAAGACCTTGAAACTGTAGGCGCCGACCCGCGTGTTCTAGCCTCACTGACGCCCGCCCAGATCGGTTTCTATCACCGTGAGGCGGTACGTCTCGGCTACGCGCGGCCGACCATGACGATCTTCGACACGGCGGCTAAGGAAACGAAGTCCAAGTTCGCGCCGCCGGCACAACAGGCCCTTCAGTCTCGCAAGGACGCGAAGGCGAACCTGTCCAAGCCGACCCCCGCCGCCTCCGTCCGGGCGCCTGCGCCGCAAGCGCCCAAGCCGAAGACCCCGGCAGACATTATCGCTGAAGAGCGAGCGTCTCGCGGGCTTCGCTACGCCTAACAACTCGCGCAGTGATGCGCCGGTAGAAGGAACACCAACATGCCTGCTGGTCAGGTTTGGTCCACCAATTCGCTTGGTGGATTTCTCTACAGCGACGAGCTTTCCGACGTTCTTCGCACGGAAGTCCGCGCAACCAACAAGTTTCGGCAGCTTGCCGATGCCCAGGACTTTTCTGACAAGGGCCTTCATCACGGGCAGCTTGTGACGTGGAACGTCTACTCGAAGCTAGACGGCACCGCGACGACGCTGGCCGAGACGACGGCTATGCCGGAGACGAACTTCCGTGTCACTCAGGGCACGGCGACGGTTCTCGAATGGGGCCGGGCGGTCCCGTTTACGAGCCTCGTTGACTACTTCGCGAAGCACTCGGTCAATGAGGTGACCCGGAACGCCCTCGCGCGCGATTGCCGTGAGACGCTTGACCGGGCGGCGTTTGCCGAGTTCAACAAGACCGCCCTGCATTACGTCGGCACGGCCACGGCCGCCGCTGGCGTCCTGACGACGAACGGGACGGCCACGGCCACCAATTCCTCGGCCCTCAACAAGTACCACGTCCGCGCTCTCGTCGATACGATGAA